AGCTATTTTTCTTCTATTCCTGACAGTGATCATAGCCTAGTTGAAAAGGCATATGATCTATACAATGGAGTCATTGATGATGCAGACTATACACATGTTCTGCAACCCTATGGAAAGAAAAGACAAAACTTTCCTGCAAAACTCCATAACTATCCCATTCTGAAGCCAATCATCGACCTTCTTATTGGTGAAAAAAGAAAGCGACCCCTTAACTATTCTGTAGTTGTAGAGAATGATGATGTGACAACAAAGAAGAGTGAGGAAAAGAAAAAGCAACTTGAACAAGCTATTCAACAGGTCTTTATTGAAGAACTACAGAAGCTTGGTGCAGTGGAGGGTCAACAACAAGAAGAAGCAAAACCACCAAAAGAGGTTGAACAGGCATTTGAACGAGACTATCGTGATCACCGTGCTATTCAGGGGCAAAAGGCTCTAAATATTATTGAACAAGAACTTGAAGTAAGTCGAAAGTTTATTCGTGGATGGTTTGATTGGCTAATTGCAGGAAAAGTTACCAGTCGTAGAGATGTTGTAAGTGATGAACTCATTTATGAGATTCTAAATCCTCTTCATGTTGACTACGATAAATCTCCTGAAATTGAGTTTATTGAAGATGGAGATTGGGCCATTGTACGAAAATATGCACAACCAAGTGAAATTGTTGATGAGTATTATGATGTTCTTACACCTGAAGAAATCGATCAGATTGAAGATCCAAAACTAGATCGAAGTGGAGATTATCTGATCTATCAGGACTTTGATGAAAGTGATGAGGATCATGATAAAACACGTCTTATTGAACTTGTTCAAGTATATTGGAAGAGTCGAAAAAAGATTGGATTTGTTGACTATGTAGATCAATTTGGACAGGTTCAAACAAAGCAAGTAGAAGAAGACTATGAGCCTAATGAAAATGATCTTGATGTTGAATGGCATTGGGTGAATGAAGTATGGCAAGGGACAAGAATTGATGAAGACATTTATGTAGACATTGGTCCACATCCTATTCAAAGACGGGATATGGATAATCCAAGTAAATGTAAACTGCCTATTAATGGTAGAAAATACAGTGATCGTAATGCACCAAATGTGTCTATTATGATTCTTGGTTATCCATATCAGCTAATGTATAATATCTTTAAGTTTCGTCTTGAAAATGCTATTGCAAAGAGTAAAGACATGATTGCCCAACTGGATATTAACATGATTCCTGAAGGTTGGGATATGGATAAGTTTATGTACTATATTGATGCTACAGGAATTGCATGGCAAGACTTTCAAAAAGAAGGTATTCAGCCAAATCCTCATCAACAGCAAGTTCTTGATCTTACAATGAAGACGGCTGAACAGTATATCAGCCTTCTTGAATACACCAAACAGGAACTATATAGCCTTATTGGATTAAATCCTCAAAGAAGAGGACAAATTGCTGAACATGAGAAAGCATCAAATACCGAACATGCAATTATGCAGTCCTCTCATATGACAGAGGATATGTTTGCACGTTTTGAAGAATTTGAAGAACGAGATCTACAGGGACTTATTGATTACTCAAAATGGGCATGGGCTGAAGGTAAATCTGCAAACTATGTACTTCCTGATTCCGGTCAAGAAATTGTAGAAATTGATGGAATGCAGCACATGGAAAGTGAGTATGGAGTATTTGTCAGTAATGCTCGTGAGGATGTTAATAAGATGCAGCAGGTGAAGCAACTATCACAGGCTATGCTTCAAAATGATGTACCTCTTAGTGATGTGCTTGAGACGATTGACGCAGACTCTGTACAAACAATGAAGGAGAAGATTAAGGAAGCAGAGAAAAGTCGTCAGGAACTTGCTGAAGCACAGAGACAGGCTGATATGCAGCAACAACTACAAGAACAAGAACTCGAATACGCGAAGATTAAGGCTGATCTTGAAGAGGCTCGTATGGACAATGAGACAAAGGTTCAAATTGAACAGATGAAACAGGGTCAAGAAATAGAAGAAAATGCTCGTGAGCGTATTCTTAAAGAAGAAGAACTAGATGTTGAGCGCCGCAATATTGAATCTGATGAACGAATTGCACGTGCTCAAATGCAGCAGAACAATAGTGATGAGTAGAAGTGATATATAGTAGACACTCATAATTACTATTGAACAAACTTATATAGCATACATACAAAAACTACAACAAATAAAAGATACACACTATGCCAATTGATGTAGATGAACTTGATATGACATTTGATGAGCTTGATGAAGGAGAAGAACAACCAGAAGAAGAGCCATCAGATGTAGATGAAGATCGTCCAGAAAATGACATGGACGAAGATTTTGAACTTGAAGAAGAAGCAGAAGATGTAACTCCTGAGGGAGTTGAAGAAAATGATGAAGAGGAAGGCATTGATGAAGAAGGTGTTGACAATGAAGAAGACACCGATGAAGATGTTGAAGAAGATGGGGAACCCGATGTAAGCTTTGTTGAAGATCTTGGAAAACAGTTTGGTCTTCCAGATGAAGAACTAGAATCCTATGATGATACATGGGATGATGCAATGGAAGTTACCAAAAAGGCTGCGGAAAATATGGCGCAGCAACAGATTAATCAACTATTTGAACAGTATCCAGATCTTGCGCAGTATGCGCAATATCGCAGACATGGTGGTGATCCTCAAGACTACTATGAAACTGTACTTAATAGTCAAAGCTACGAAGATCTAGAAATTGGAGACGATGATGTACAAACACAAGAACAGCTTGTACGTCAACGACTAGAAGTACAGAACACACCTGAAGATCAGATTGATGAAGAGATTCAGGACTATAAGGATGCCGGACTTCTTAAACGTCAGGCAGAGAGAAGTAAGCAAATTCTTCAACAGCATCAGGAGCAAAAACAAGAAGAACTTCTTAAAGAACAAGAACGAAAAGCAGAGCAACAGCGTCAACAGGCTCTTGAAGAACAGAAAGAATACAAGCAGATCATTCAAGAATCAAATGATCTAAATGGTATTCGACTTCCTGAAAACGAGAAGCAAAAGTTTCAGGAATATCTATTTGAGCCTGCTGATGAAGATGGACGCACACAAGCAGAGAAGAAGTATCAAAGTCTTTCAAAAGAGGATGCACTTGCGATTGATTATCTCATTATGAAAGACCTTGATCTCGGTAAACTTGTAGACAACTTGGCGTCTACAAAGAAGGCTGGTAGACTGAGCGACCGGCTGAAGAAGGGCAAGAAGCGTGATGTGAAGGATAAATCATCTCGTGGAGGCTCTAGACGAAGGAATTCAGGTAACGAATCACTGGAATCCTTCGATCCAGACTCCTTACTTGGTAATAACTAAAACAAACAATTAAATTATGAGAGTTAGTAAACAGCGTTATAGTGACGCCCAAATGACAGACCAGAATAGTCTGTCGTCCGCTCTACTTCAACACCCTGCAAAGATTAGTCGTGCGCTAACCTTTCTTGGTGGTCGTGAAGATAAGCGATTTCCACTTACAATGCTTACAGAGGGCGTTGGAAATACAGAAAGCATTGATAAGTACGAGTATGAATATAATGTGATGGACCGTATTGATCGTACTCGTCCTGTGGCTGAAACCCCTAGCAACACCTCAAATGTTGGTCAGGGAAATAGCCGCTTTACACTGAAGTTTCCTGATAAGTGGTTTATTAAGGACTATGTAATTATTGGTCCTTCCGGTGTTCAGTGCCGTATTATGGAAGAACCACGTCCTGTAGGAAGTAACTATGAGTACACTCTACAGATTGCAAATAGTAATGCCTCCGAAGCAGTTCCTGCGTCTGATCTACAGGCAGGTGCTCAGTGGGGTCAGCTATTTGCTCCTGTAGGTACAGATTTCTCTCGTGGAAATGCTCATAACTTCTCTACACCAGCGAAGATCCGTCACAAGATTACAAAGGTTCGTAAGTCCTACCAGATGAGTGGTAGTGCGAAGGACTATGTGATGGACATTGAATTTCCTACTGAAAACGGTACAACCAACCGTTGGATGCCATTTGAAATGTGGCAGTTTATGCTGAAGTGGAAGATGGAAATGGAAATGCTTTACTGGTATGGTGAGCAGTCCTACGATGAAAACGGGAATACTCGTGTACGGGATGAAAATGATCAGCCTGTAAACATTGGCCCCGGTCTATTCCAGCAGATTGTTAATAAGGATACATATTCCAGGCTTACAGAAGATAAGCTACGAAATGTCATTGGTGATCTGTTTTATGGTATGACAGATGCACAGGATCGTCAGGTTACTCTCTACACTGGAACAGGTGGAATGAGAGAATTTGACCGTGCCATGAAGGATTACGTTGGATCTACCAACTTCCAAGTTCTTGATCAGAATAAGTTTATTACAGGAAGTGGTCGTGATCTTACTCTTACTGGATACTTCACAACCTATCAGCACGTTGATGGTCATACTGTGAATGTTGTTAAACAGCCT